CTGCTGAAAAGTAACTGTCGGGATAAAAGTCCCCGACTCCTAGGTTGACTCCCCACTTTGCCTCACAGAGGCGAAGTTCCGCTAGTTGCGTGCCCTTATTTCTAGGGGCACTCCAGCGAAGCCCATCCCGAGTTTTATGCTAGCGACTCGGGGGCGCCCAGAACGCAGCAAGTGATCCGCTTGTGTGGCTAACACATCGGATATGCCCCACGGTTTAGTGGACCCCGAAGGGTTCCGCCTCTCCATGGAAGCTAAACACTTGCGCAAGGCAGGCCAATCGTCGATCTCATTGACTGGGATCGGTGATCGGATTAGCCACCCCTTAACCATAGGGTAGCCGCCTTTCATTCTGTACTCCGATTCAGGAGTACAATAATGAAGCCTGCCGAGTACGGGAGATCCTGTTCCAACAAGCGGGTAGTGCCGAAGTACATGGCGCAGCCGCTTGTCAAGACAGTCAACTGCTCGCTCGTGGCCAGCGATAAACAACTGGTTACGGAGCGAGACAGTGGATACAACCTCCCGTACGTCCCTCCGTGATGAAGGTAGAACACGGCGGCATCTGACAATGGATACGTCAGTGCCCCCATAGTACTCCTTCCCGCAAGACTCTCTGAATTTACCTTTCCAGAAAGACTTGCGTCGGTTGACCTTGAGACCGAAGTACTCAAGGCTAGCAATCACGGAACGCACATGATCTGAGGGGACAATGATGTCGTCCCCAAAGACACGCACCCGCCCGACGTAACTTTCAATGTCACGTCGGGTAATCAGGTGTCCTAAGTCCTGTTCTATCCCAACAAAGATCGCTGCCAAGAAGACAGCGGCCTCCATCGGAAAACACAGGGCTGAACCCATAGAGGCAAACTTAGCAAGATCTAAAAGATCTCCGCTAGGTAGCCGAGCAGTCCGGGATCTGCAAGCGAACACCGCATTTCGAAAATGACGGTGATCCCTAAGCAAAACCCGAACTATCTCGGATGAGACTCTATCGGATGCTTCACTCAGATCGAGTGTTGCAAGATCCTGGGTAAGCGACCCCTCTCTGCACAGACGTTGGTTAGGCGTCTGATCATCGAGGCCGATAAAGGAGTTAAGCAAATGATCCTGCTTAATCCCTTCGCGCATCGCTTCAAGGAGCCCTTGCTGTGCGTACTGCATAGCAGTCGGCTCGATAGCAATGATGCGTGGAGTCTTCATCGTCTTAGGGACAGAAATCACTTTTACAGGGATTTCTCTCCCGGGTTCGAGGAAGTCAACCTTTCCCAGCTGGTCCCAGAAGGACCAGTTGGGGAGAACCATCTCTCCATATGGAAAGTACGGTTCAAGGCGACACGGCCATGTTGTCTGGTGAAACTTCTGATTCCCGTAAAGGCGATCAGCAGTCGCACCAGGACCGTGTTTCGGGAAGATGTCTCCAGAGTAGACCTTCTGGTCTGCATAAGAAAACATCGATCCGAAGAGCAAAGTGCTGATCCTCGAGAAATTGAAATATTCTCGAGAACCGACACCTGCCCTGACTTCCTGCTCACACTCAACGAACTCACGAAACGCGGCGTTTACACGTCGTGGTTCGCAGTCGATGAGAATCTTACTGAAAAGCAGCGTAAGCTGCCGGACAGCTCGAATCGCATCGACGTTTGGGTCGTCGAGTAGGACACCAGAACCAAGGTCGAACACAAGACGAGAGTAACCCTGCAGAAAAGCAGGGAGCCTCCTGTGTTTCTTAAAAGACAGAAACACAGTGTCGTCCACCTTCCCGTTCTCAAGACAGTACTCAAAGTCTTTTGAAAAGGAAGGGAGAGTTATCGTGAGAAACGATAACCCCTCGTGCTTCGACCTAACCTTGACATAATTCATGTCATGGTGGGCGCTAGTGCAGCACAACCTCGCCATATCTTTGGCAAGGGAATTCCAGAGTACAATTAGGCTTTTCACGTCTCCTCCTAATAGAGGTGGGCGTCCTAAGCCAGTGAGCACTCCTGATCAGCTAACGAAGCCTGATGTGAGCCTCGCTCCGCCTTGTCTTACGACTCGGCGGCGAGAAGCTTCTTCATCACGGCATCCGTGCCCGCACTCCACGTGCCTTTCAGGCCGTTGAAGAGGGCAAGCTGATCCGTCGCGGAGAACTGCCCCGTCGACGGGATGTCGAACACCACGTAGCAGGACATGCTGCGAGGTGCCGTCGTCCCTGAGATCAGGGTGGAACCCGCGTTGTCGCTGTAATCACAGCGAAGGACTCTCCTGGTCCGCTTCCCGTACTGATGGGAAGCGATGACCTTGAGAAGTGACCCTGCATTCACGGTAAGCGGCCCGGCCTGGTAGATCGACACG